AGGCAACACTGTCGTATTCCAGGTCTACAAGGACCTATCACGTGCTACTACAGCACTAACTCAAACACAAGACCCAGATGCAGTTACATTATCAAACACCGACAAGGTGAACGTAGTTGTAGATGAGTACGGCAATGCTGTAATCACAACTGAGCGTCTTGCTCTTGAGTCTCTATCAGCAATTGACCCAGCAGTCGCAGACATGTTGTCTTTCAACATGCGCGATTCTTTGGATTCACTTGTATGGCAGAAGCTAACATCACTTGCAACAATGCGCTACACAGGTACAGCATCAGCTGATGAAACAACTATCAACGGTGAGAACGTATCTGCTTCAACTACAGCTCCATACATCTCTGCAGCACTTGCTCGCAAGGGTGTAGCAAAGCTTCGTGGTGCATCTGTTCAGCCACGTGATGGTGGATTCTACACAGCACTGATTCACCCAGATGTGTCTTTCGACCTTCGTTCAGAAGCAGCAACAGCTGGAAACGTTTCATGGCAGCTACCACACACCTACACAGAGGCTGGCGTTGCCAACCTATGGAATGGTGAAATCGGTATCTACGACCAGGTTCGTTACATCGAAACACCACGTGCTGAGTCAATCTCAGGTTCAGGAACATCTAAGGTTTACGCAACTGTACTCCTTGGTAAGCAGGCTCTTGTTGAGGCTGTTTCATATGAGCCAAAGACTGTTATCGGTCCAGTTACAGATAAGTTGATGCGCTTCCGCCCAGCGGGTTGGAAGGGTCTACTCGGATGGAACGTCTACCGCAAGGAAGCACGTTACGTTATCCAGACCAAGTCAAGCATCGCAACTGCGTAACTTTGACGGAAGGGGGAGGGCAACCTCCCCCTTCTACTTAGGGGAGATATGGCAAAGAAGAAACAAAAACCAGATACAACTTTCTTGACACCGCTTAAGTTACATGCTGTACAGGCACACGAGCTTTACACAGAGTATAAAGAAGCAGGGTTTAGTGAAGGTGAAGCATGGGAATTGTTAATGCGCCAGCTTCCTGACTTAGAACTAGAAGGCTTAGATTTCATAGAAGAGGGTATAGAAGATGTCAATGAAGAATGAGAAGTACAAGTCAAAGACTGCAATGAAGAAGCATGAGAAGTCTGAAGGCAAGAAAGAAATGATGATGGAATATGGCAAGGTTAAGATGAAGCCAGCCGTCAAGAAGCCAGCGATTAAGAAGAAGAAGGGCATGTAATCATGCCAGCAAAAATGTGCAAGAAGTGTGGCAAAGCCAAGTCAAAGTGTAAATGCTAATGCCAAAGAAATCAGTTAAAGCAGTAATGAAAGAATTCAAAGCTGGCACCCTTCATGGTGGCGTAGACCCAAAAGGTCCTAAGAAAGCAAAGGTAGTAAAGAACCCAAAGCAGGCAATTGCTATTGCTCTTTCTATCTCTGGTAAAGCTAAGCCAGGAGTCAAGAAGCCTAAAGCAAAGAAGAGTTAAATGGACCCAAGACTAAAGCGAGCAGGAGTATCTGGTTTTAACCAAGCTAAGCGAACACCTAGCCATCCAACCAAGTCACACGTTGTTGTAGCCAAATCTGGTTCGCAAGTAAAGACTATTCGCTTTGGTCAACAGGGCGTATCTGGTTCACCAGAAAAAGCTGGCGAGACAAAGTCTTATCGTCAACGTCGTCAATCATTTAAAGCACGTCACGCCAAGAATATTAGCAAGGGCGTTATGTCGGCAGCCTACTGGGCAGACAAGGTGAAGTGGTAATGGCACTAATCTTCCGTGGACCAACTATGAGAATCAAGTTAGGTCTATCTAATGACCTCTGGTTTGTCTCATACCCATGGGGAAAAACCGTTGTCAAAGACAATGGAACCTGGAAAACAATTGTATCTCCACAAGACTCTAGTCTTGCAGACTATGACAAAGTATTGCGTGGTGGATACGACAACCCAATTACACCAGCTGAAGCAGCGGAGTTAACCGCTGCAGGTTATGGAGATTACATTGTCGAAGTGTAGAAGCGGATGCCGTACGCAAGACCATGAAAGCTATGGCGACTGTCTACGCGATGCAAACATTGGCGTCAGTCATGAAGGCGCAGCAAACTTTATTAAGACAACCGATAAAGAGTTAAGCGCCTACCGCGATGCTCGCAAACTCGGTATTCAACCAGCATCAACCAAGATGAAAGATATTCAAAAAGCTGTACGAGTATCTGAAAAAATAGGAAGGGCAGCACAAGCATAATGGCTACATTATCGGAATTGGTCGAACAGACTATTGCTGAGGTTGGTTCTTATATTAAGAACCAGGATTCAATTACTGTCATTACTAGTGCCATCGATGCTGATGACCTTACTATTGCAGTAGATGATGTTAAGTCTCTCAGCAAAGGCGTCGTGGAAATCGACGAAGAACTTCTTTATGTAAAGAAAGCTATCACAGATAGCGGAACTATAGAGATTATCGGAATCGCTGGAAATCCAACTGGTCGTGGGTGGCGTGGAACTACAGCAACCAGTCACGTATCTGGCTCAGTTGTCCGCAACAATCCGTTGTTCCCACGTGCTCAAGTAAAGCGAGCAATCCTTGAAACAATTAAGGGAATGAACTTTCCTGTTGTAACAAATGAAACATTTGAATTTAACGGAGCTGACTACTCATACATTATGCCAGACTCGTTGGTAGATATTACTGGCATTTCATGGGATGTACCAGACTCAACTGGTGTATGGCAGCTTATCAAGAACTGGCGTTTGGATACAAACTACTACGACCCAGATACTGCAACAACAAAGCAGGCTTTGATTCTTAAAGAATCACCAATGCCTGGTCGTGATGTTCGAGTTCAGTATACAAAGTATCCAACAACAATTACCAACAATCAAGATTTAACAGCAAGCGGTCTTCCATCTTCTTGCGAAGATGTCGTTCGTCTTGGTGCTATGTATCGACTACTTTCAACGGTAGAACCAGGAAAGGTTACAGCAGTATCTGTATCTGCTGATGCGCTAGACCAGCCAGTAGCTGCAGGTGCATCAACTAGCGCTGCTAAGTATATCTTCCAACTTTACTCTGTTCGCTTGGCAGAGGAGATTGCTAAGCAACAGGCAAACTTCCTAAACATCATCCAGTATACGAGGTAACGAATGCCATCACCATCACGCTATTATAGTTCTACTGCTGCAAAGACAACGCTAGCTGTTGCTATCGATGCAGTTTCAGCAAGCATTCAGCTTGCCACTGCTTCTGGTTTACCGTCGCAGTATCCTTTTACTCTTATTCTTGAGAAGGATACAGCTAACGAAGAAATCATTAACGTAACTGGTTTAGTTGGTACTAACTATACTATTACTCGCGGTCAAGATGGAAGTACTGCAAAGGCTCACAACATTGGTGCGATTGTTGAACACGGTGTGTCAGCTAGAGACTTTACCGAGTCTCGCGCTCACGAGGTAGCAAGCTCAGCGCACAACGTAACTGGAGATATCGTTGGCACCAACGGAACACAAACTCTTGCAGGTAAGACCCTTACTTCACCAACAATTAATACACCAACAATTGCTGGCGCAACTATCAGTGGAGCATTCACATCAACAGCAACAATTACTGGTGGAACATATTCCTCAGCAACTCTTGGTTCTAACCTATCTGCTGGTGGATTCAAGATAACAAACCTTGGTACACCAACATTGGCATCGGACGCAGTCCGTAAGGATTTTGCTGATGCTCAAGTAGCAGCTGCTGCAACCTCTGCAACATCTGCTTCAAACAGCGCAACTGCTGCAGCAACCAGCGCTACATCGGCTGCTAACTCAGCTACTGCTTCTGCTAACTCAGCATCCGCAGCAGCAACCTCGGCTTCTAGCGCAGCGACTTCGGCATCAAGTGCTGCTACATCTGCTAGCACAATGCTTGCTTCGGTTACTGCTGCAGCGACAAGCGCAGCTTCAGCATTGGCTTCACAAACCGCTGCAGCAACAAGCGCTGCATCCGCTTTAACATCACAGACCGCTGCTGCAACTTCAGCAGCATCTGCATTAACTTCTCAAACCGCAGCTGCTACATCAGCAGCTAGCGCAGCAACCAGTGCAAGTTCTGCTGCAACTAGTGCATCAAGTGCATTAACCTCCGAAACGGCAGCAGCTTCGTCAGCAACCACTGCATCTAACTCGGCAGCAACTGCAACAACTTCAGCAGGACAAGCAGCAACCAGCGCAACAAGCGCTGCTGCTAGTGCCACCGCTGCTGCTTCATCTGCAACTACTGCTTCTGCATCCGTTGCTACAATTGCTGGTTATGCATCCGCTGCTGCTACTTCAGAAGCTAATGCTTTAACAAGTGCAAACTCAGCAGCCACATCAGCAGCATCTGCTGCTGCATCTACTAGTGCTGCTGCAACTAGTGCATCTTCGGCAGCTGCGTCTGCATCATCCGCTGCAACGTCAGCATCTAGCGCAGCTGCATCTTACGATTCATTTGATGACCGCTACCTTGGTTCTAAGTCAACTCCACCAACTTTAGATAATGACGGCAATGCTCTTATGACTGGAGCTCTTTATTGGAGCTCAGTGGATAATGCCATGTATGTATGGAAAGGAAGTGCCTGGGGTAGCATTTCTTCGACTGCGGACATCTTCCGTTACCGATACACAGCATCTGGTGGAGAAACTTCAGAGTCTGGTCCAGATGATAACGGAGTAACATTGTCCTATCTTCCTGGCAAAGAACAGGTATACCTTAATGGTGTATTGCTTACTCGTGCTCAAGACTATACAGCAAGCAACGGAACAAGCATTACTGGATTAAGCCCAGCACTTTCCGCATCAGACGTTCTTGAAGTTATTACATTTACCGCATTTGATGTTGCAACAACAATTTCTAATAGCATCCTTGACGCTAAGGGTGATTTAATCGTAGCAAGCAGCAATGATACACCAGGTAAATTAACAGTAGGAAGCAACGGTCAAGTCCTTACCGCAGCATCAACTGCAGCACTTGGTGTCGTATGGGCTACTCCAGCACCAGGATATTCAGCACCAACATTGGGAACAACAGTAGTTACATCTGGTGTAACTATTACAACAATTTCAGGATTAACCGACGTAGTACTAAACGGTCCAGGAAGTGTGGCAGACGAACTGGCACTCATTCTTATGGGCGCACTCTAATAAAGAAAGGTAGTAATTAATGGCTACAGTGACCAAGGCTCTGGCTCGTACAGCAGCAGCAACAAGCAGCACAACGCTATATACCGTTCCTGTGGGAACAACAACAGTAGTAACCAATATTCTTATTGCTAATACTGGAGCTTCTGCATATACATGGAGCATGACATTTGATGGTGTCTCAATAGGAACATCGGTTCCTATTTCCGCAAACTCAGTAACAGCAATTGATATGAAACAAGTCTTAGCTGCAAATAAAGTAATTGCTGGTCTTGCTTCTAATACTGCTGTTACATTTCATATTAGCGGAATAGAGGTTTCTTAAGAATGGGTATTCAAAACGTAGGTGGTTCTTCTAACTCCACCATTGGTGCTTATGACGCTGGAACAGAAGCGTCTCGTCCAGCAGCACCAGCTGCTGGAACAACAAGATTTAATACAAATCGTAAC